TGGTTGGCGTCCGCGTTGTCGCGCACATCGCGCACCGTGTTGAGGTGCAAGCCGGTTGCCTGCGCGACCAGGCCCGGTCGCCTGTCAACCAGCGCGTGCCTGATTTGCTCTAGCGTCATCATTTTTTGTCCCATCGTTTAAATCGTCCATTTAAGTGTTGACATCCTACGCCGACCTCGCCATCATTGCAACCCTGCGCGATTGGAATTGGCCGAAGGCGCAGCAACAAACGAAAGGATCCAGAGATGGCTATTAGTGTGAAACGAACTGGCGGATTGTCCGCTAGTGGGGTCAAGGTGCTGGTCTACGGCCAGGCAGGCGCAGGCAAAACCAGCCTGATTAAAACGCTTCCCAGCCCGATTGTGCTATCGGCCGAAGGTGGCCTGTTGTCGGTGCAAGATTCCGACCTTCCATACATTGAGGTCGACGGTATGGAAACGCTCAAAGAAGCGTGGCTGTGGCTCACCGAGAGCAAAGAGGCGCAGGCCTATAAATCGGTGGCGCTCGACAGCATCAGCGAGATTGCCGAGGTGGTCCTGAACGCCGAGAAAAAGGCGACAAAAGATCCGAGGCAGGCCTACGGTGCAATGCAAGAGCAGATGGCCGACATTATTCGCGCTTTCCGCGACCTGCCGAACCGCCATGTCTACATGAGCGCAAAGCTAGAGAAATCTCAGGACGAGATGGGCCGCATCCTGTATGCGCCCTCCATGCCCGGTAACAAAACCGGCCAGAGCCTGCCCTACTACTTTGACGAGGTGCTGGCCCTGCGTATTGAGCGCGACAGCGATGGCGGCACGCAACGCGCTTTGATGTGCGATGGCGATGGTTTGTGGCTGGCGAAGGATCGCAGCGGCAAGCTGGCCCCGTGGGAGGCACCGGACCTCGGTGCAATTATTGCGAAGATCGGCAACTGATATGAGCATCGACGCAATGAAGGCCGCGCTGGAGGCGCTGGAAATGTTGGCGAAGTGGGAACACCCGGCATCTAACATCACGACTAAAAGCGGTCGCATTTATCCGCACCATGTCGCAAAAAACTCCGCAGCTACCCTACGCCTTGCCATTGAGCAGGCCGAGAAGCAGGAGCCGGTGGCGCAATGTAGTTATCCACGCTGCCAAACATCGGCAGGATGCGGTGGTGCTTGCTCAAAGACTTTCTACACCGCCCCGCCCCAGCAAGAGAAGCAGGAGCCGGTGGCTTATGTGTCTGGGTACTACGCTGGACGCTGCGTTATTGAGCCGCTGAACCGAGCGATGGTGATGCCTGACGGTATGGCCCTCTACACCACCCCGCCCCAGCGCCAGCCCCACGAGTTGCTGTGCGTCTGCGGCGCGTCATGGAGCATCGACAGCGAGGGCAACGAGGAGCTTCTTTCAACCCCGCCCCAGCGCCAGCCGCTGACGAATGAGACGCTGTGGGAGATGTGGGTCGAGTCGCCTAGCGATGTGCTGCAATTCGCCCGCGCCATCGAGCGCAAGCACGGGATCGGGGGTGGGGAATGACCGACCGCGCCCATTTCATCAAAACTGTCAGCGACCTTGGCTCGCTCTCTAGTATGTGGCTAATGGCCAAGCAGGCCGAGGCAACGGCGACTGCCGACCGCCGCAACATTGAGGATCGCATTCGGGAACTTACCGGCGTGCGTGACGATGTGGAAGGCACCGAGAACGTCAGAGCCACCGGCTACAAGGTCAAGATCGTTAGTCGCCTCGACCGCAAGGTTGACGCCGACAAGGTGCAAGAGCTGGCCGCTGAACACGGCCTCACCGCGCATTTATCCAGCCTTTTCCGCTGGAAACCCGAATTGAACATGAGCGCTTGGAAAGCCGCTGATGATTCGATCACCCGCCCTTTGGCGGCAGCAATCACGACCAAACCCGGTCGCCCTTCGTTTTCTATTGAACAGGAGTAACTTAAATGGCTTTGCTAGACCAAACCTTTGACGCCGCAGACCTGCCGGTGTCGTCCCCTATTGGCCCGATCCCCGAGGGTAGCTATACGGCGAACGTAACCCAGGCCGAACTCAAAACGACCAACGATGGAACTGGCCAGTACATCAAACTGCGCCTCGACATTACCGGCCCTAGCCACCAAGGCCGGGTGGTGTTCGCCAACCTCAACATTAAGAACGCCAGCCTCAAGGCCGAGGAAATCGGCAAGCAACAGCTTGGCGAAATCATGCGGGCGATTGGCTTGGCGCGCGTGCGTGACACCGACGAGCTGATCGGTGCTGCGCTGAAAATTCGCGTGGCCATTCGCCCCGCGCGTACCGACGAGCGTACTGGCAAGACCTACGATGCCGCGAACGAGGTCAAAGGCTACAGCGCGATTGGCGGTACGGTGGCACCGGCGGCGAAAGCAGCGGCCACGACGGCCGTTAGCAAAGGCGCAACGCCGCCCTGGATGAAGTAAAAAAAATCCCCGGCCTGTCACCAGGTCGGGGAAATGGTCAACTTAAACAAAGGAGCTGGGCAAATGAAGTTACCCGAGCCAGAGAATAGCATACAGGCGCTGATTGACAAACACCACGAATCGCTCGCCGAGCCGCCAAGGGGCCATATGGGGTGCAGCCAGCTCGGTCACCCTTGCGACCGGTGGCTGTGGCTTTCCTTTCGCTGGGCCGTGCAGCCGTCGTTCCCCGGTCGCGTGTTGCGTTTGTTCCGGCGTGGTCAGAACGAAGAGGCGACCATCGTGTCGGACCTGCGCGCCATCGGCCTCGACCTACGCATGACCGGCCCCAAGCAACAGCGCGTCGATCTTGGCGCTCATGTGTCCGGGAGCATTGACGCGATCATTGAGTCTGGCGTGCCAGAGGCACCCAAGAAGCGCCATGTCGCCGAGTTCAAAACTCATAGCAAAAAGAGCTTCGACGATCTTGAAAAGCAGGGCGTAGAGAAATCAAAGCCCGAGCATTTCGTACAGATGCAGCTTTATATGCATGGCACCAAGATCGACCGCGCGCTCTACGTCGCCGTCTGCAAAGACAACGACCAAATTTATACAGAACGCGTCCGATACGATAAGGAAATCGCCGAAAAGTATATTCGTCGCGGTCACTACCTGGCGCTCGCAGACCGGATGCCGCCACCGATCAGCACAGACCCGTCGTGGTATCAATGCAAGTTTTGCGACGCGCACGAGTTCTGCCACAGCACCAAGTTAACGAAACACGTTAACTGCCGCACCTGCGCGCATAGCACCGCGACCTCGGATAGCACCTGGCGTTGTGAGGTTCATGAGGCCGACATACCGATTGAATGGCAGCGACAGGGATGTGGTGGTCATACGCTGCACCCAGACCTCGTGCCGTGGGAGCGTAAAGACGGCCTCGACAATTGGACAGCGGTCTATGTGATCGACGGTAAAGACGTTGCCAACGGCGAAGGCGACGCCCATGTCTACACCAGCCGCGAGATACTGGCGAACCCGTCCGCGTGCGCTAACCCTAGCGAGCAGTTGACCAAGCTGCGCCAGCAGTTTGATGGAAGGATTGTGGGGTGAAAAAATTTATGCGAAATCTTCAGCCTGGACAGCAATTCATTTTGCTGCGTACTGGCGAAAAGTATAGATTCGTGCGGCGCGATTACAGCACGCCAAAAGGGACACGATATGTTGTTTTAAAAGATGGCGAGCAGGCCGAATCCAGTTTGCATCATGCTTGTCGTGTGTGGGTGCAAGATGCTCCGTGAATATCAACAACGCGCCATCGACCAGCTCTACGCCTGGTTCGACGCTGGCAACAAAGGCAACCCTTGCCTTGTGCTACCGACTGGTTCTGGCAAGAGCCACATCGTTGCGGCGCTATGCAAAGACGCTATCCAGACCTGGCCCGAGACGCGCATTCTCATGCTCACCCATGTCAAAGAGTTGATTGAGCAGAACGCCGAGAAAATGCGATTGCATTGGCCTGGCGCACCAATGGGCATCTATTCCGCGAGCATTGGCAAACGCCAGCTCGGCGAACCGATCACCTTTGCCGGCATTCAATCGGTGCGTAACAAGGCCGATCTGCTTGGCCACATTGATCTGGTGATTGTTGACGAGTGCCACCTCGTCAATCACAAAGACGAAGGCGGCTATCGCAAGCTGCTCGGCGACCTCACGCTCATAAACCCGGCGTTGCGCGTTGTGGGTCTTACCGGAACTCCCTACAGATTAGGTCACGGCCTCATCACCGACAAGCCGGCGCTTTTTGACGCGCTCATTGAGCCGGTGGGCATCGAAGAGCTGGTGTTTAAAGGCTACCTATCGACCCTGCGCTCCAAGGTCACCAAGGCCCGCTTGGATGTATCTGGTGTGCATAAGCGCGGCGGCGAGTTTATCGAGAGCGAGCTGCAGGCGGCGGTCGATACCGACGACAACAACCTCGCCGTGGTGCAGGAGGTCATTGGCCTGGCAGGCGACCGCAAAGCATGGCTTTTTTTCTGCGCCGGTGTCAAACACGCCGAGAACGTGGCGGTCGTGCTGGATTTGATCCACGGCATCCCGGCCGCGTGCGTGACCGGCGACACGCCCAAGGCCGAGCGCGAGCGAATCCTGGCCGACTTCAAGGCCGGCAAACTGCGCGCCCTCACGAACGCCAACGTCTTGACGACAGGCTTTGATTATCCCGACATTGATCTGATCGCCATGCTGCGCCCCACTATGTCGGCCAGCCTCTATGTGCAAATGGCGGGCCGAGGTATGCGCGTGAAGAGCCACACCGATCATTGTCTGGTGCTGGATTTCGCTGGCGTAGTGGCAACGCACGGCCCGATCACCGCCGTGCAGCCGCCGACGAAAGCCGGCGATGGCAACGGCGAAGCGCCGGTGAAAGTTTGCGACAACTGTGACGAGCTGGTGCCCATCAGCGCCCGCGAGTGCCCTGCCTGCGGCCACAAATTCCCCGAGCCAGAACGCAAGAAACTCCAGCTCCACGACGATGACATTATGGGCGTCGAAGGGACCGACATGGCGGTCACCCAATGGACCTGGCGCAAACACATTAGCCGCACCAGCGGCAAAGAGATGATTGCCTGCACCTATTACGGATGCCTGAGCGACCCAACGGTCACCGAGTATTTCCCGGTCTTGCACGACGGCTATGCCGGCCAGATGGCCGTGCAGCGCGTGGCGTCTATCGCGCAGCAAGCTGGCGCACAGCTCACGGGTCGGCAATCGCTAGATGAAACGGTGATCTATCTCAACCAGGCACGACACCCGTCCGATATTGAATACAAGCGTGACGGGAAATTTTTTCGAGTGATTAAAAGGGAATGGGCAAATGGCTAGGGGCCGCGCAATACCGCACTACGGCAAGCTGGGCGTTGTCAATCTGGCCAGCGAGGTCAAAGCAATTTGGTACAGCCGCCACATTGAGCCAGAGCCGTGCGAGCCGATAGACACCTATTGGACGTTGCACACCGACCCAGAGCTGGAGCTGTGGAAAGATTTTGTGCGCCGCTTGGTGGAAATCACGCCATTGACCGAGGCCGAAGAGCAGGCCGTTGCGCTTTGCGTGCTGGACAACTGCACGCTGAAAGAGGCCGGCATTGAGATGGGTCGCACGCAAGAGCGCGTGCGTCAAATTCTGATGAAAGCAATGCGGCGCTTTCGCACGCACCAAAAGGCGCTCACCGGCCAGAATATGTGGGAGATGGATTTTCGAGACATGACATACAACTGGTGGAAGCATGAAAACAGAACATGAAGAGCAGCGCGAGCTGGTGAAATGGTTTCGCCAGACCTATCCCGGCGTGCGTATCTTTGCGATACCCAATGGAGGCCTTAGATCGCCCTCTGTGGCCGCGCGGCTCAAAGCCGAAGGGGTAAGTAGCGGCGTGCCTGATTTGTGCGTCCCAGCCTGGCGGTTGTGGATTGAAATGAAACGCGCCAAAGGCGGCGTTGTCAGCCCCGAACAGAAGGATTGGATCGAATATTTAGCGTCGCACGAATACTGGTGTATAGTGGGAAAAGGTGCGGAGGATGCCAAGACAAAAATCCTCGAATTTAAAGAGCTGCCATGACCAAAGATCGTTATTTGACCATTCGCCTGCCTGCCGACATTGAGCAGGCCCTGCGTAAACACGCCGAGCAGAATACCCGCACGCTGGTCGCGCAGGTGCTGCACTACTTGAAGCAGGGCATGGCAAAAGAAAAAGCGAAAAATTAGGGTTTGTCCCTACTTGCGTTTGTGGGAAATTGTGGGAAGATACATCCATCAACAACGCAACAGGAGCTGACACCATGACTACCACCACCAACAACACCGACGCAAAAGTCACCGTCTATTTCGCAGTCCTGCAACCCCAGCCCACCCGCAAGATCAACGGCAAATTGATCCGTGGTCACATGGGCGGGTATCTGAATGCCTCAGGTGATGTCTCAATTCGTGGCAATCGGTGCAGTACGAATCGTTCCGAAATCGAAGCCCGTGCAGCCCTTGCTTGCGCCAAGCATCCCACCTGGGTTGTGGACATTCGCTCCACCCTCGCACCGGCTGCAATGTTCAACTAACAACACCCCGCCCGGCGCAAGCCGGGCCAACCAAAACCACACCATGCGCGACACCCTAGCCGCCCTCCTCTGCGCCGCCCTCATCGGCGCACCCTTTGCCTATTACTTCATCTGGGTGATGAAACCATGAGACACACCGAGGCCGAATACGTGACCGCCGGCTACCGCTACGAGGTCGCCAAGCAATCGCTTGCCGAGGCCCAGCGTATCCGCGTCATGCTGGAATCCGAGACGCCCGAAGATCAGACCGAAGCGCGGCGACTTATTGAACAAGGCAGGCAGGAGGCACGCAAATGAGTTTCGCCGTTGGCTTAATTGTTGGCGTTGTCGTTGGCGGTACGATCATGCATTTCGTACACGAATACATTGATTCCATGATTGAAGACGACAACGACAGCCGTTGGCTAGGCCGCACCTGCCCACCGTGCGACGGAAAATGTCAGCAGGGCCGCGATTGTCCTGCTGAGGTCAAGCCGTTATTTACCAACGACATTCATACCTGCCACGACGATTGCCAGAAACCTGCCTGCGTGCAGGCGCGCCGCGCAAGGGGCCAAACATGAGCTGGCCTTTCCCGCCTCAACCTATACCGATCAACCAACCCACTCGCGTGCCGCTGGGCAGCGACGATTACGAGGATGCGCTGCTGTGAACCTTGACTATGCTTACCCGACCATGATGGCGGAAAAGTCCTTGCGCGATCTGCACAACGCCATGCTAGAGAACCGGCACGACGACGCGCTGCTCGCTGGCATGAACGCCATCGTTGAAGTGCGAATTGCAATTGCCGCCATCAAAGATATGAAAGAGCGCGATGCAAAGTGACCGCGAGCTGCTGGCGCTTTGCCTGCGCTACCTCACCGAAAGCCCGCGCCAGGCCTTCGACCGCGCCATGCTGGTTAGCACCATTGAAGAGCGTTTAAAAGGCGACCTCAAGAGCCAGCGTATGCAAGAGTTCTTGCAGCGCTTGCTTGACCCCGACGACCTGGGGCACGCGGTCACCGCAGAAGTGCGCCAAAAAGTTAGCGCCTTGCTCAAATGAAAAAAGCCGCTGCATTTATTGCAATCGCGCTGGCAACGATGGCGTTTGTTTTTGTCAGCGGCCGTCTGTTTCAGACCGGCCTTGTCGCCGTCGGGCGATGTTTTTAGGAAACAGTCATGCGACCGAATATCCTAGACCCAAAATTTAAGTACACGCCCGCCGCGTACACCAATATCCAAGACAAATGGCGCGAACACGGATGGAAACCCAAAAATGAAATGCCCGTTTTGCAACGCGTGGACAACGGTCATATCAACCAGGCAGACCGACGAGTTCGTCCGAAGGTCACGCGCCTGCGGTAACGAGCATCGGTTCACGACCGAAGAGCGTGCGGTTCCAGATTCTAGGCAGCGTCTGACAGGAACAGCGCCCTCTCGGCCTCGCGCCGCTTTACTAAACCAGGCAAAACTCGACCGCCGCCCTTGGTCCAATCCATAAGCGCCTCAGCCGCAGCCTCCCATTCGCCTCTATTTGCCTTGATGCGAATTTGGCTGCGCTGGAGGTTGCCTAAACCGGCGTTGAATGCAAAACTGACAAGAGCGTCAAAAGCGCCTTGACGCCCAGATACGCCGGGCACAAGACGAAGAACACCCCGTTCAAAACTGCCGACGTCACTTGCGAATAGCGAATTGATTTCGTCTTTTGACCAGACACGGTTGTCTCCTTCAGCAAGCGGGTAATCTTTGCGGCAGGTCTGTCCCACCATCGGCAGGCGAATTTGCGCCTGGTACAGCACGTGGCCGTAGCCAATGGTCCAGATGTGCGCCGGACACAGATAGGGCCGGTTGCGACAGCCCTCGTACCGGTGCATCAAGTTAGCGCCGGCCTGCGACAGCTTCATTTCTTGAACCCGCGAGAGCCAAACCAGAACCCAATGATGCCGCCCAGCATTGACATTTCGTCGCTGCTGAAAATGAGTTCGCTGTACTTAATCACATCGTCAATGCTCTTGATGAGTTCCGGGTGGTTCCAGAGGTAGAACGCTAGGAATCCATTGATCGCCAGCAGCTCCAGCACGAACAGATAGGTCACGGTCGGCCGCACGGTGCCAATGTAATTGGCAACCCAACGACTCGCCTTTTCCAACACCTTTTTGTCGTGGTCCTGCGCGCCTTGCGTCATCGCCGCTTCAGACTGCATGGCAATCTGGTCGCTGCGAATTTCCTCAACCTTGGCCTGGGCGGCAAAGCCCTGCGCCGCCAGCGCCAACTCGCGCTCAGACTGCGCCCGCGCCAGAGCCAGCTCGTGCGCGTGGTCCTGCTTGGATTGGAAATAGTCCAGCAGTTTCGGCAAGCCGCCGAGCAGAATGCCGCCAAGGGTAGAGATGAGTGACAACATTACTGTTTGCTCCTTGAAAGCATGGTTGCTGCGATTTGCAGAAGAACACGGTACTGGTCTACGTCCGGTGGCTCTTCTTTCCAGCCCACCGTAATCTGGCCCACGAACTTGCCCTGTTCTGGTGGAACGCTGATGCGACACCCGTAGGTGACGCCCCGTTCAATATACCAAAGCCCGATTTCGGATTGGGCGGTTTTGTACGCGCCACAAGGCACCTCCCCCGCCATAAGCGCCACTACATCACGGTTGTTGGCCGCGTTGGCGGTAAACAGGCCAACGTCCAGCCCTTCGTGCGTTTTGTCTCGCCCGTCTTTGGTGTAGGCCCGGTGTAGCACCCGAGTGCCAAAAATGGGATTGACTTTAAAGATGGCGACTACCGCAGCATCGGTATTTTTAAACAGGTGCGCCGCTGCATCTTCCACCCGGTCTTCTGCGATGGCGGGTAGTTTCTTTTGCTCTTTGTAAGCCCCCAGCAGAAACGCTTGGTTCTGCCAGAGGAAGTAACCCGCGAACGCAAAGACCGCCATTAGGATGATGGCGAACAACTTAAACGGCGAATCCACATAGCCGAGAACCTTGTCGACAATGGTCGTCGTTTTATCTTCGCTCATACGTGCATGATGATGTAGACGAAACCAATCAGGAACGCGACAAACCCAACGGTGATGCACGTGTACAAAATGAACATCGCCATCTCTTGCCGGCTCTTTAGCTTTGCCGCCTTTTCCGCCGCCTCTCGTTTCTTTCGCGCCTTCTGAATCTCCATATGCTTCTGGAGGAAAAGCGTCCAAAGTTCTGGATAGCCGCCGTAGACAAGTTGGTGTTTGAGCTGCTCCATGTCCTCGCGCAGCTTGTTTTGCTGCATGACAATTTCCATTGCCTGCGCTGCGTCTGACTTGCCGGCGTTGGCCTCGTTCGCCGCCTTGTTAACAATGTCAGCAGACTCAAAGAGCGCCGAAAACTCTTTGATGCAGCCGGTAATGTCTTTACCGAGCTTGAGTGCCTTCTGTATACCCGCTACCGCAGCTTGCGCCGTTGCAAATGCGGTGATGGGGTCGATCATGGTCAGCCACCCTTAAAGTGCCCCGCGATCCAAGTGATTGCACCGCCGGCCATGCTGGCAATCGTCATGCCCATCCAAAAACCGCCCTTGCCTTTGTTCGCTAGGGCTACCAGCTCTTCTAGCTGGCGCTCCATCTTATCGACCTTGCGATCCATTGCCTGCACGCGCTCCCAGAGAACGCCGTATTTGATCGGGTCGATTTCGGTTTCCATGTTAGTCGGGCGGTTGCATCAATTTACGGTTGGACAGCAGACGAGCGTCGTCTGGCGCCAATTTTAGGGCTTCGTCTAAATGATGGATAGCCTCGGCTTTCAGGCCAAGATGCCAGGCCGCAATGCTGGCTAGGTCGTGGGGTTTTTCGCCCCAGACGCTAGGGTCGGCTGTGTACACCAGCGCTTTGTCTTTGATCTGGAGCGCCGACTTAGCCGCCGCGTAGGACTCGGCCCACATTCCGTAGCGGTAGGTCAGCATGGACAGCTCAACCCAAGGCTCGCGCGTGCCTGGTGCCTCGGCAACGGCCAGGCGATACCATTTGAGCGCCTCCCAACCCCGGCCCAGCTCGTCGTGCGCCTTGCCCAATAGGCGCATGGCGTAGCAGCGCTCGTTGGCCCAGTTCGCCTCCGGCATCGCCAAATATTTGGACAAAGCGACTATTGCCTCGTCCCACCGGCCATAAAAAGTTAACTCGCGAGCGTGGTAGAACGCATTGCGTGGGCAAAACGGATCCTCTTTAACCGCCAGCTCTAGCAGCGGCATATATTGACCGCGGGATTTGTCCGGGTCCGGGTGATGGCTCACCAACAGCATATCGGTCTGCGCGTAGACCTCGGTGATTCGGCCGTCCGGGCGTGGGTATTCATGGACCGGGTGATGCCAATGGTAGCCGCGCCGGTGATGGATCTTTTCGTAATAGAAGCTGATGCCACAGCCCCAATCGAATTTGTAGCGCAGCCTGGTGGTGTCCTCCTGCCATACGCGCTCAATTTCCTGCCGCCAGCCAGGCTCTAGCACCTCGTCCAAGTCTAGCGAGATACACACATCGTAGTCGCCAGGAATGAGCGCGAGCGCCGTGTCGCGCGCCTTGTCAAAGCGCCACGGTGAAACAAAAATGTTGTGGACCGTAGCGCCACATTCAGCCGCCAGGCTGGCCGTGTTGTCGGTCGACCCGGTGTCGGCAATTAGCACCAGATCGGCCTCGGCGGCAGACTCGCAGAACCGTTTTACAAATGCTTCTTCGTTCTTGCTGATGGCGTAGACCGCGATTTTTAGTGTCATATCTTGTAGTGTTGGTTAGGAGAAAAAGACCATAAAGTTACTGTTGCCGTTGTAGACAAGCGTTGTCTGGCCGTTGATGTAGCTCACGTTTAGGTAATCGCTCAGACCGCCGGCCGTGAATGTTAGGCCGGTGTTGTTGCCAGCGTCGGTGGAGTTGGCTCCCATGTACCAAACCGATGGCTGTTTCAAAATCGCCTGCGTGGTGTTAGTGCTACTAAGCGTGAGCAAATTTCCTGATGCGCCATCAAGATTAAAGGTAGTAAATTCATTAGTCATTCCGCCGATAAACAACACCGAGCCAATGGCCGTGTTGGTCATGGCCGCAAACTTGTTGTTGCCGGCAATTGTCAGCGCCCCCGTGCCGCCTTGGTTCAACGTGGGATATGTCTGAATGTCGCCACCAATAAACGATTTACTTGACGCGCTTGTCAGACTAATAGTTCCCGTTCCTGTAACGGTGAAATTTGTAGATATTGAGGCATTCCAAGCATTTCCAGTTCCGGCAATAGTCCATACACCAGAGCCAATATTAAGTTGCTTTACTGCGGCGCCGCTAACAAAAGCGCCAGCCCCGGCTCCCGAAAGAGTTACATTATAAATTGCCGCATCAAATGTGCCTCGCGTAAGGGTAAATGCGGAAACAATAGACCTGCTGATTATTAATGCATCTTGCAAAGCAACCGATCCACCAGGACTATTAATAATAATGGATTGTGTAAATGTCTTTCCTTCGCTTCTAATTGTCTGACTTCCGCGCCCAGCAAATGTAATCGTTTGCGTCCCTGTTAACGTCGTACCCGTCCCATTGATCCAGTTACCATAAATTGTCGGTGTTGTCGCGCCCGTCGTCAGCGTCATTGTGTTGGCCGTGCGAGCCGACATATCAATGGTGCCAATGTTATAGTTGGCGTTGATGGTTGAAAGTACTCCACTAGAAGGATATGGAGTAGGCGAAGATGGGAAAACGGCAGTATCTTGAGCCAATGGAAAAGCTGTTAAATCTAAAGCCCCTCCATTGGTCAATGACCAAGCAGTACTACCAGTTATCCCCCAGTTTGTAGAACCTGAGGACCGGTAATAAACCGTCTTACCCGCAGGGAATGTGATGCCGCTGTTGCCTTTGCAATCTCCAAACCGAGTGCCCGTTAGTGGCGCAGCAGAACCCGTAATAGCAATGTCTCGGAAATCGTAATCGGCAGCACCGGCCGTCAGCGTGGTAACGGCTAAAGTGCGCGTTGTTTCAATGGTGTTAGATGCAAGAAATGTGCGATATGCAGAATAAAGGCCAGCATTTAGCGTAAGAGTACCGATTGTTTGGTTGGCATTAAATGTGGCAATTGAAATGCCAGCTTGAGTGCGGCCAACAAAAGATAATATATTAAAAGTGTTTGCGCCAGTAATTGTTATGCTAACTGCGCCAGTAGAGTTTGTAAACGCAACATTCCAAAATGTCAAACCACCAGATGCAATTCCGGTGTTTATTCCAGTCAAATTTATTTGACTAGTTCCGGCGTTAAAAGTCAGGTTTGTAGTTGTTGCAAAGTTAAATGCTACATTACTTGGGAATGAAATGTTAACTGTTGAACCATTGAGATTAATTGTGCGGGCTGTAATGTTATTACTGGAAAATTGATAGGTGCTAACCGTGTAATTGCCGGAGGAGGAAGTGTCAAAAGTTCCAGACGCAACACCTAATATGGTCGTAGAGCCAAGTGTTAACGCGCTTCCAAGCGTGAACGTCGCTGTACTTGGTCCACCGGTTGGGCCAGTTTGAAAGTTGGTGGCATTAATTGTCACCCCGTTTGTGGTGATTGTGTGTGCGCCAGATGTTGCCTGAAAAGTAATTGCGCCGGTGCTGTTCCATACCGTCCCCGCCAGCAAGGACATGGAGCCGTAAATTCCCAGCGTTGGGCCAGTTCCGGTGGCGAATGTCACCGTGCCTGCCGAAACCGTAATGTCTAGGCAGTTCAGCGCGCCCGTCATCGTGACGGTGTAAGTACCGGCTTGGTCAAAAAATACGCTGTCCGCTGAAGTTGGGACAGAAAAGCCGCCCGATCCGCCAGAAGTGTCAGACCAGTTTGTTGTGCTGGTGGTGTTCCACGTTCCCGAGCCGCCGACCCAATATCTATTCGCCATCCACCGGCTCCTGCGGCGTGTTCAGGATAGCCAGCCAGTTATCTAGGCGCTCTTGCTTCAGCGCCTCAATCTGGGCATCGCTCAGGCCGTGATCCTCCGGCAAATGCAAAGCATCGGAAAATTTGCCGTGTTGGGTGTCAAATTGAAAGTCAATTTTAATCATGGTCAGAACCCAAAGTTCTTGGCGATCATGTGCCACTTGGTCGCCGTCGAATCGTAGATAAAACCCATGTAGTCCTCTTTGCCTGAGCCGCTAGAAGTTGTCGGCAGGGCTAGATCAGTAGAGCCAGCAAAGACTGCATTCCAAGAGAATGTTTGCACGTTGGTGGAGGTCAGCCGCAGCATGATTTTTTGGCCGTTGGCCAGCGTGCCGGTCGGTGCGTTGATAGTGAGCGTACCTGCCGCTTGCGTGTTGGCCTGCGTCGCCATGTCGGTCGTGTCGGCATTCATGGTGATGCTGGTGGCGTCTGCCACCGCAACGACGCGAGAGCCGTAGATAGGCCCGGTCGGACCTGTAGGGCCAGGCACGGTGCTATTCGCGCCTGTTGGCCCGGTCGGGCCAGCCACACCTTGATCCCCGGTCGGCCCGGTCGGCCCCTGAATGCCTTGCGAACCCGTCGGCCCGGTAGGTCCAGCCACACCTTGAGCGCCCGTAGGTCCGGTTGCGCCAGTAGCACCTGTGCTGCCGGTCGGCCCGGTGGGACCGACTTGCGTGTACATGACCTGCGTGGCCGTGAACACCACCGACGGAATGCGCGGCGATACAGGCGAAGTGCCAGCCGGCAAACTCTCAAGCGAAACTTGCGTGTTGGTAGTCGACCAGACCAGCTCAATAAAGTCATTTGCCGCAAGCGACAAAACAAAATTGACGGTGCCAATGACATTGCCATGAACGCCGCCGTGACTATTAATGACGCTGAATTTGCTATCTGTGTCCGGCACATCGCCAGCGCTGCCGGCGTTATTCTTTCGCAGCCAGACGTTTGCGTCGTGGATTTGCGTGTCGCTGTTGGTGAACTGGATGCTAAACGTCAGGCTGTACACGCCAGCGTAAGCAAAAGTCACCCGGCTATTGGAAACAACGCTTACGCCGTTATTGGAAGGGTCTGCGTTGTTAAGCGTGATTGAGTAAGGTGTGTTTGCCGCTGCCGCCGTTTGCGTGGCGGTCGACCAGAACGAACCCCAATAACCAAGAGCGCCGCCGGCCCCGGTTCCGCCTGTCGCCCCTGTTGGGCCTGTCGGTCCGGTGTTGCCGGTGCTACCTGTTGGGCCGGTCGGCCCCGCAACGGTGCTGGCTGCACCCGTTGGACCGGTTGGGCCAATATCACCCTGAGCGCCGGTTGGCCCTGTTGGGCCAGTAGGGCCAGCCACCGTAGAAGCAGCGCCGGTAGGCCCGGTAGGCCCGGTTGGACCCGTGTCGCCTGTGGCACCTGTTGACCCTGTTGGCCCGGTTGGCCCTTGCGCTCCGGTTGGGCCGGTGTTGCCCTGTGGCCCGGTTGGGCCTGCTACGGTAGACGCTGCGCCGGTAGGCCCGGTTGGTCCAACATCTCCGGTTGCGCCTGTAGGCCCGGTTGGGCCGGTAACGCCCTGCACGCCCTGCGCGCCCGTTGGCCCGGTGGGACCGGTAGGACCGGCAACGGTAGACGCCGCACCGGTAGGCCCGGTCGCGCCTGTCGGCCCCGTAGGCCCAAGAACGCCACGATCCACCCGCGCCTCAATGCGCGGTTGTGGAACAACCTCTAGCGATACCTGATGGCCAGGGTTGACGTCGATAACAACGTTGTTCTGATCTGTTACGCCGACAACAATGGGGTCGGACGTTGCGCCGACTGTGACCCTCATAGGACCACCACACCATCCGAGCGAACGAGGAACAGCAGAAAGATCACCATATCATCGGCCGGCGTAGGGCCAGATGCTGGGAATGAAACCTTGACCCGGCCCGAGTAGCCGACGCAACTGGTCGCATTGATTTCGAGCTGCGGGTCGGTCGACATAAGCGACCAGGCACCGGCATCAATCACCAGCGTGCAAGTGCCAGCGGCCGCATTGATGTTGGTGATCGTGAGAGGGATAGCCGCCGGCGTAGGCGTGTAATCGGCAATATCGAACGTCAGCCCGTTGCGGGTATCAATAATGTTCGTGACTTGCCGCCGGACAATCTGCGCGTCAATCGTTGCGCCGGTGAGGTTGACCGGCCCAGACGTAGACGTAAACGTCAGATTCCAGTAGGTCTGCTGATCCCAGACCAGCTCGCCGGCCAGGATCGGATTGTCGAAACCGCTGACCTGGGCCAGCGTGTTCTTGTTGAAAATAGCCATGACTTTTCCCTGCTCTCAGGTGGTGACGCCGCCCGCTTTCTGCGGGTTCACGTTGTCGTGTCTTGTTGGGCGATTATCGCATCGCCCATAAATTCGCTGCAATTGAAATTTGGCTTACGCGGTCCGTTTCCACATATAGACCGTGATGTACGGTTGGTAGTTGGCGTTGGTGCCGGACGAGCCGGTCGTGCTGTTGGAAACGGTAATACCGGTGGTTGCCAGGCTTGTATTTTGCGTGGAATCGCCGTTCCAGCAAGGTGTGGCCGAGCCGCTTTGTATTAGTTGTGCTGAATAGCGGGTGTATGTGTGTCTATGGCCCGGATCGGTCACCGTCGCTGTGTGAGTGTGCGACACAACGACCGCATCAGCGCTGCCACCGGTTTCCTCTGCCGTGTCAAACAAGGCATTACTAGAATCAAAACCAACGGGAACCCGGCCTGCACCAAATGCAGCCCAAGTGCCAAAACCTAACAATGTGCCAGGGTTGGTGCTGTTTGTTGCGTTTATATAAAGAGAACCAACTGGATACAAAATATTGCCAAAAACAGCGGCTGCGGCTGCGGCTGAACTTGCGCCGGTGCCGCCGTTGGCGATCGGCACAGCGTTGACTAAGCCGTCGGTGGCGTCTAGTTGCCCCGAAGTATTGAGGTTGTTGGCGAGCTGAGAGAGGTTGTAGGCTTGCGTCATTTATGCGGCTCCGTTTCGCGCGAAGGTTTGTTGATTAAGCAAAGTCACGTTGTTATTGAACGCCGTGGTCAAAATGTAATTTGCGGCGCTTGCCGTGTAATCGTACCCGGCGCCTTTGGCCAACAATGCGCCGTTGGCGTAGACCTCCATGCTGAGAGGATTGCTTGGGAACGGATAGGTTGTCTGGCCGCTGGTACTGTACGCGGTCGTATTGGCAATGTTGCTGGCCGGCACCGCCAAATTATTCGGTGCGTATTGAATGATCGTAAACCGGCCCGTCAGCGGCGCAGGAAACCCCTCCACCGCGCCGAGGGCAATGTCGTAATCAATCTCGTTGATTTGACTGCCGTTGACATAGATCGACTCTGCGCCGTTCTGGATAGCGTATGTTGTCGGCAAGAACGAGGTCACCGCCGTCACATCCTGATCGTAGCGGCTGAACGGCGCATAGTTGGAACTGGCGGCGCGGTAGCGGTAAACGCTGTTGCCTGCCGTTGCCCCGGCAATCGTGCCGGTAAAGGTAATGACCTTGGTGCTGGTGTTAACCGTTGACACCGTGTAGGTGGTCGGCGTCCCGCTGTCGGTGAATGTCAATAGGTCACCGGCGTTGATGATCTGATATGGCAAGCCGGTGTAGGTAATTGAGTTGCTGGTGTTGCTGGCAATGGTGATGTTCATCGCCTCGTAAGCTGCCGAGGTGCTAACGCCGCGCATATAAATAATGACCACCGTTTCGCCGGCGACGCAAGCTGTGCCCATGACCACCGTGGTCGACGTCTCCGAGTATTCGCTTGGGTCCAACAAGACGCCATTGCGGAACACCAGAATCCAGCCGACGGTGTGCGTGTTGCTAAACGAGGTCTGCCCACCGGTGGCCGTGTAGACCGTCTCGGTGTAGAAAAACTGGTCCTGCTCTTGGAACCCGACGACGCGGCCGTAAACGTCAATTGTGAGCGTGGCCGCAGAAAACGATTTCGTGTAGATGCCAGAACCGAAATTTAGGAACTCTTGCAGATTGACACGCATTGTTCCGTCGACGTTGTTCGTGACCGAAAGGAAACCGTCGTTAATGTTGTTGGACGTTGTGCCTGCAATGATCGTCTGGCCGGTGCGCGCGTCTAGGTCAATGAAACTTTGCAGAGCGCCAGACGGGTCCACCAGGCCCGACCACACATTGCTGTCGTAAACGGCCGTGTTTGTTGGCACGAATGCACCGCCAAGATTTACATAGCCAGCGTTGCCGACGTTGAAACTGAACTTGCGGTTTGTGCGGCTGGCGTATAGCAGGTAATTGGCGGTACTAAAGTTGGCGACCGTGTACCATGTGTAAAGCGTTGGGTCGGTTCCGCCGTTCGCTGTAGCGTTGTTGTAAAGGCCAAAGTAAAGTTTGTTGCGCGGGCTGTAGCTGAATCCCGAGGTGCCGGTCGCGTTGTCGGCGTAGGCCACCGCCAGCCAGCGCTCGGCGTATTGGAAAGTTAGCGGTCGCCATTGGAACACCGACGACGATGGCGAGAAATTTGATTCGCCGAGCGCGTTGACATATTTGACGCTGAAATACCAATCGCCTTGCGGCAGCGAATTGATCGTCAGAACGCCCATTGACGACGACGGGTTGTAGGGATTGCCGCCAGGGTTGACTGCTGTCGTGCCAATGAAGATGCGTTGCGAATCGGTCGGGCTGGAATAGAGCGAATAGTAGACGTTGGCATATTGCACAATGCCGTTGCTCGCGGCTGTGACCGCAATGTCAAACGATGGCACCGGGTTGCTGATCTGCACATTGGTAACCGACGGTGCGTAGAGCGTGCCAAACCCTAGCGGCGAGCCAATGCCGGTGTTAGGTGCCGGCGTAAACTGCGTGACGTTAACGTCGTCGTACACCGTCGGGTTGAACTCTTGCAGCGTAAGGCTGGCTGTGATCTGGCCATCGTCGGTAAATGTTTCAACGACCTGGCTAATCCTAAACAATTTCGCCGTCCAGCCGTAGTTGGCGTTGGTCACCGTCACAATGTCGCCGGCCTCAAGTTGGATACCGGAAAAATTGACGTCGACCTTAACAATCAAATCTTCCCGAGCGCCTTCCAAGAATCGGTTAGCGATGTATTGCGCGCGCACCGAGTTATTCACCAGGCCGAGCGTGACTGTCTGCTTGTTGACCGGCTCGTTAGGGTAGAGCAGCGACGGGTTAACGACCGCCAGATCGAACGTGGCCGAATTGAACGCATCCTTTGCCGTGCCGTCGGGGAACTTAACCTCTGCGACGTTATAGGACGACGACAGATCAATCGGTGTGACCTGAATAGCCGACACCATGTTTGAATCGTTAATGTCCATGACGACCGTATAGGTCGGCGACTGAACAATCACGCCCCATTGCCCGAGGATTTC